CGTGGCCAAGGTAAATAAAATCTATGTATATTGGGAGTACTAATTGATACTCCTATGTCGGATCTTTCGCATGCGGTTAATTTAATCCGTAAATACGAAGGGTATAGCGAGAAAGCTTATCCAGATCCGGCAACTGGCGAGGAGCCATATACCATCGGGTTTGGGACTCAGTTCTATCCCGATGGTTCTCCCGTTAAGCGTGGACAATGTTGTACTCGTGAGAAAGCCCTAGAGTATCTCTTTCACGAGATCAATGTCATTGACAACCAAATCGCTAAGCTAAATTTGGGCCTGGATAACAGCATGCGCCAAGCTCTGATTTCATTCATCCATTCAGTTGGTTGGGAGCCCTTCTTGTATAGCCACGTCATTGACTGTATTGAAACAGAAGATTTCTGTAATGCCACCCAAGAAATTGGCAGATGGATCTTTGATGAAGAGTATAACGTAATCGGTGGACTCCTGGATCGCCGCCGGGAAGAAATCAATCTGTTCCTCCAGGAAATTGACGCTAACCCCTGGTCCTCCACGGAAATCTTGTTGACAGCGTTTCGTAACTACAGTGCTGCTCCCCATGAAGTACGTGCGATTCGAGAACTGGAAGAACGGATTAGTCCTTACATCCTCTCTGAGTTTGCCAACGCTTTTCGTATTGACGAGAAGAAGTGGGATGATTTTCTAGACCAAGAACTCGATTTGTTGTTTAATAGCTAGGATTAGAATAATTGCAACGAGCAAATGCAGAGCGGAATGGAGAGGTCAGTTGAACCACGGGAATTTGAACTCCCCCTGGAACTCCAGTTCGCCATGCGTAAGGCAGAGCTGCAGTCCCAGGAGATGTCCTGGGAAGAACTTCGTTATGCTTTGCTTAGCCTCTATCACCAACGCATGATGGAGCTACACGCCATCAAAGACATCATGGCGTCTGAAAACATTGAGATCGACTGGGATCATCCAACCGATCTGGAATTAGCAGAACTCGCCGCCGCATGCATGGGTGACGACGACGAGTATGACGAAGAAGATGACGATCTTCAGCCGTTCTGAGCCTCAGTAAACGTCAGCAGGCGGTCCAAATACCACTGAGCCTTCGCAAGGTCAGTTTTGCCGCCTTTGTGACGCCAACGCCATAAATACTTAACGCAATTTCCGCGCAGATAGCCTTGGTACTCCTCAGTCGTTAATTGCGCTTCAATAGCCTCAATACACTCAATACCGCCGTCTGTGTAATGAGATGGATGATTAACTTGATCCTCCTGAATTACAGGGGCCTTTTCTATTGTGTTTTCATTGGGAAAGTTTGAGTTTCTATCACTAGATAAAAACTCTGATTCAGACATTGCTTCGATAGTCTTTGCCCAGGGAACAGGACATACTCCCCCTGGGCAATCACTGATTTCTTCTTCTACCGGAGCAAACCACGTCGCTTGGCCGACAACATCTGCTCCTCCTCGTCCGGTTCCTCCAGCTCCAGAACCAAAGCTTTGGGTTTCGGAGAAGCTCCCATTGCCAAGCCCTCCTCCATCGATGGAATGTAACCCGTCATTCCGGGACGTGCCCCCTCGAGATTCAACTGATTCCTTTCTAGCCCCTGCTCGCATAATGTGAGACCACGATTGTACATATCATATAAGGGTACATCATTTTCTTCGTTGGCGAGAGGTTGGCCAAAGTCTTCTTCCATCAGACCACGGCACTTAATTTCATCTTGAACAAAGCTATCTAAAAAGCCTGCGGCAGAATGCATCACGGCGGGTACTTGATTTACTACTTTTACAATAATAGAATGGCAAACATCTTAAGACCTACATACGACCCCAGGCAGGATTCAGGTACCTCTGGAGCTGAAGTATCAGACTTACGACCTGAACAGGCGTATGATACTGATATGCGCCGCGTTGAAGAAGATCAGCGTGGTGCAGCAGAATCCGTGAATCGCAACCAGGATCGTGTTGCTAAATTCATGCGGGCTGCAAAGACTGCTGGGGCATATCGCCAGCGTGCAAGTATTGACGAACCAACAGTTCGTGGACGTACTCCTAGGACGCGTGCGGAGATTGCAGGGGTAGAACTTCCAACCACTGGTGATTCCGGTGGGCGTACCGGTGGTGTAGGTTACGCCCGTAAACCAGAACGTCAGTTTGGGAAAAGTTTTTAAACCTGCGAAAAGACCACGTTATTAGGCTGGTCTTGATACTTGCCTTTCCTGTCCTGGTAAGTAGTGTGGCAAGGATTACCACGATAGAACAGTAGTTGTGTAATCCCCTCATTCGCATAAATACGATTGAAGAGACCAGTGCAGTTACTGATCTCAAGCGTCAGATAACCTTCCCAACCACTTTCGGCAGGCGTGATATTCACCAAGATACCCGAACGTGCATAGGTTGACTTACCAACAGCAACAACAGTGACGTCCCTGGGGAGCTTCAAACGCTCTTGCGCAACACCCAGGCAGTAACCGTACGGAGGAAGCAAGAAGTACTGACCACGCTCGTCCTCCAGTAGGTCGGCAGGCTTCAAGATGTCAGGATCAAAGTCCTTTGGATCACAATCACCGGCTTGTACTTTTCCAAAAACCAAGCATTGGCTTGGTGATAGACGGATGTCATATCCATACGAGCTGAGGCCATAACTAAGGAGCTTGCGTTCACCTTCTTTGTTAATTAAGTGATCCACGAAAGGAGAAATCATTTCCTCCCCTTCGGCAAGTTCTTTGATTTCCCAATCGGCCAGGACGCTCATGGATCCTTGTAATCGTCTTTCAGTATACAGAAATCAAGCGAGAATATGCCCACGCTCTCCATAGATATCTATGAACTTTTGAGTAGCGTCCCCTGACATATCCGTGGGCGGCAAGTAGACAACAAATGAAGTGCACGTCTGGCGCCGTGAAAATTTACTTCCGTCATACTCCTGCAAAACAGGTCTCGTCCGCAGTATGCACATCGGGAAGCTAAAAATCTTAGGCTCGTAACGAATCATGTCAGGGCAGTTGCTGAAATACAGACCCTGCTCTATTTCACCGGAGATCCAGGCATGGTACATACGCCGGAACCACACAGCATGCGACGACGTGAGTGATACAGCAGATGCCCTTGTTTTTTTCCAACGAGAAGTTTTCTTATCCCAGAAGTACATACCCGCTGGTGGAAACAAGTAAGCCTTTCCGTACCACTGTTGTGCATTCAGACCATCGTCCGAAGGCGTGTAAAAATTTTCGGCGCCAACGTATTCATTTGCGACCTTGGAACTCGCCACATCCAACGTGATGCCGCCCATCAGTTCATTCGCTGCAATGATTAAATCGGCACTAGTGATTAACTCAATGCCTTCTCGCCGGTTAGAGTTACGCTGAAGACCTTCGTTACTCATTGTTCTGAAACTTTGTTGTAGTCAATTTCAAGAAAACGAATACCATCTTTGTCATTGATGATATAACCTGCTTTTTCCGTAGGATCAATCTTCTGTGCAGCAGAGAGAATGCGACGGAAGGTTTCAGCTAGGTCACCATTGTTTGCGCGTTCTTCCTTCTCTTGAGCAGCGTGCAGCTCCTTAAGTGTCAAGAAGAACATACTTCGTTCATCACCCGGCTGGAAGCACATGACACCAGGTCCTTCTACTTCCCACATTTTGCAATATTGCTGACCCATATCCCCGAGAATCAACCTCATCGTTGCATCGAGCATCTTAGCTTTTGTTTCGTCCAGCTCTGGGCCGATCACAGAAGCAATTAATTTTTCACGTCGGTCCATTTTTCCAATAACCCTTGTCGATTAAGTGATTCTAAAAGCTTTGGCGTCGGTTGGTACATTACAACCAACTTGCCAAGAACACCGCGTTTTTTGACGAGCTTGCCAGTTTCATCCCGTACCTTATCAAATTCTCCGGATCGGATCAAATACTCGGCAACACAACGGAGTCTTCGCTTTAGAGGCAATTCTGCCTGGGGGAATTTACCGCAGATTGTATCTGCTTGCAAGTCCTGGAAAGCAAGACGCAAACGATTGGCAAGAGTCATGCCTGAATTTGCGTCTTCTTCCTCGTAATTTTTTAGGTTTTCTAAATAACGGCGCAAACATTCGTCATCAAACGAACCGCTAGGAGGGAGGAACATTTCCACCTGACGCACCAAGGATTCAGGCAGGAGATCCTCGTGGTTCTCCAGCGTTACCTCCTCAATTTGTACACTTTTAAAACGATGCGCCATGCTCGGAAGGCTCCCATGCTTTCTGGTACATTGGCTTGCGATCATGACGTTGTGGATTTAAATCAACCGTTAAAACTTCTGGGTTCTTGGCAAAGGACTGGATCAGTTGGTTCCAAGGGATACGCAACACCGCCTTCTTCTTCGGATCAGGAGAGACGTTGACGTAATGAATGCCTTCTACCCAGCCCTTCTCTGGTTGCTTACGTCCAATTGACATCCAATTTCGAATGGTTTGATCAGAGACCCCAAGTCGCCTGCCGCACTCTTCGGTTGAGATGTACTCATCGGCAAAGGCTTCGGGATTCAAAACGTCTGTCTCACCGTTTGAATAACGGGAGTGCCACATAGAACCAAGGATATTTCTGATTCCTTTTAGTTCATGGGCAATGTCTTCCAAGCTTTTACGAAGTCCGTACTGCATACCTTCACATGCTTTGTTTAGATGCTAGTCTTTGAGAAAACAATTTGCGACCATGGAAGAACAAATTCCAGCCAGCCAACCTCCGATGCAGGCACCTCCTCAGATGGAAGGTCAGATTACGCCTGAGCAACTGGAAGCAATGAAGGCTCGTGCCAGGGAGTTAGCCATCCAACAAACCATTGCTCAACAAGCTGCTGTTCAACAGCAACAACCGCGTGTGATTTATGTACGGCGCAACCTAACCGTTGCCGAAGTCCTGTTGGTATTTTTGCTTTCTTGCGGAATTGTAACAGGAATTCAATGGACTTGGAATACATTATCGAATGTTTTGCCAAAGATTGAGATTAAGGTGCGCTAAATAAGACGATCTATAATTAGAACAAAGGATTGCGCAGTGAAGTAGGTGTCAAACCGTAGAATTTCGGAATTCCCCGCTTTTAA